TAGACTCAATATCAGTTGCTTTTGCTGCACATCTTGCTTTTAAAAAGATTACATGCTATAGTTTTCAACTTGATAATAATCCATCATATGATTTTGCAAAAGCAGAAGAGATATGTAAAATAATGAATTGGCCTTTTGTTGGTATTAATGTGCCAGTTGCTAATTTAGAGAATGATTTTAAAAGATTATTAAAACACGGTTGTCAAAAGAAAACACATTTTGAATGTGTGTATCCTTTTCTATATGTTTATGAATGGATAAAAGAAAAGTATGTATTATCTGGTTGGGCAGCAGATGGTTATTATGGTGTAAGTAAAAAGGCTTGTATGCATTTTAAAGAACCTAAATCATTGTTTGATCAATTTAGAAACGATTATTTTAAGAGAGAAAATCGTGCAGGTTATTTACAACATAAGAAACTTGCAGATAAACATAAGAAAGTTTTTGTGACACCATACTTAGATAAAGCAGTCAAAAAGTATTTTTATAAATTTGATTGGCATGAATTAAATAAACCATATCAGAAACATATGGTCAGAGATGCTTTCAAATCATACTTTAATAAAGTTGGTAAAGTCAAGAATCATTTAAATCTACAATTAGATAGTGGCATAGCAAACCTATTTGAAACTTTGCTAAATAATAATAAAATAAATTTTAATAAAAGAAATCGCATGTTAGAGGTTTACAAAGACTGGAAACTATGTTACAATGGTGACACTTCGTTGGAGAATTTTTTTGTATAAGAAGTACTTTATGAAAGATGTTATTGAAGCATCTAAACAAGAAAAGTTTACAGTTATATCTACATTTGCTGGTGGCGGCGGTTCATCAACTGGTTACAGACTTGCAGGTGGTAAAATATTATTAGTAAATGAATTTGTTGAAGCTGCAAGACAAACATATAAAGATAATTATCCTGATACAGAAATATTACCACAAGATATAAAAGATTTAACAGGTTTTGATTTTTTAGATACTGCAGGTATCAGACCAGGTGAGTTAGATATATTAGATGGTTCACCTCCTTGTTCTGCATTTAGTATTGCAGGTAAAAGAGATAAAGGTTGGGACCAAGAAAAAGAATATTCAGAAGGTAAGAAAGTAGAAAATATTGAAGACTTATTTTTAGAATATGTTAGAATAGCAAAAGAGATTAAACCAAAAGTTATTGTTGCAGAAAATGTAAAAGGTATTACTGCTGGTGAAGCCAAGAAGAAGTTAAACGAATTTATTAATGCATTTCAAAATATAGGTTATGATGTAACTTATAAAGTTATGAATGCTGCACACTATGGTGTTCCACAAGCAAGAGAAAGAACTATGTTTGTATGTGTTAGAGAAGATGTGTGTGAGTCTGTTGGCTTAAATTTTATGACACTTGGTAATATATTTCCAAAACAAAGTGATGAGATGGTAACATTAAGACACGCACTTGAAGGTATTGAAAATGATAAAGATGAAGAGCAAATGTTATTAGATTATGTTCAAGGTGGTTTTCAAAAGAAGTGGATAGAACTGTTAGAGTTTGACCCACCTAAACATTTAAAACCATCTGACGAAAGATTCATTGATATTAATCCTAAAAGGTCTATGTTTAATATGATTAGACCTTGTCAAGATTTGCCTTGCCCTACACTAACACAAAGAGGTCAACAAACTGTGGTGTCTGGTGTATTTCATCCTATGAAACATAGAAAGTTTACTGTACCAGAACTAAAAAGAATTATGTCATTACCTGAAGATTTTGTAATGAAGTCAGATAAAGAAACTGTAGCAAAAAGATTTGATCAAAGTGCTGAGAGAATTGGTCGTATGGTTGCACCTAAAATGATGGCAGCACTTGCTGATGCAATCTATACAAATGTATTGGAGCCTTATAATAATGTATAAACCTTATTATTTAAAAGATGTAATTGAAAGTGAGAAAAGAGAATTGTTTACTGTAATGTCAACTTTTGCCGGTGGTGGTGGTTCATCAACTGGTTATAGATTGGCCGGCGGTAAAATACTTGCAATAAATGAATTTGTAGAAGAAGCTAGAAAAACATATAGTGAGAATTATCCTAACACACCTATTATACCTGATGATATAAAAGAGATTACAGGTAAAGATATATTAGATGTAATTAATTTAAAAGAAGGTGAACTGGATATATTAGATGGTTCACCGCCGTGTTCTGCATTTTCAGTTGCAGGTGCAATGGTACAAGGTGGCCATTCAAAAGGATTTAATCAAACTAAGAAATATTCAGATGGTAAAAAGATAGAGAATATAGAAGATTTATTCTTTGAGTATCTAAGAGTTGCAAAAGAGATTAAACCAAAAGTAATTGTTGGTGAGAATGTTGCTGGTTTGACTATGGGTGAAGCAAAAGAATACTATAACAAAATAACAAATACTTTTGAACAGATAGGTTATGATGTATCTTCTAAAGTGTTAGATTCATCTCACTATGGTGTTGCACAAACTAGAAAGAGATTAATTTTTATTGCAGTTCGTGAAGATGTAACTGCAGATGTAGGTTTAACATTTATGAATATATCAAGTGTCTTTCCTGAGAAGTTTACAGATGCAATGACTTGTGGTGAAGTGTTTGAAAACTTAGAGTATGATGAAGAAGAAATAAAAGAACTTACAGAATCATTTGCAAGAGGTTCACATTTTGAAACAGCATCAAAGATGCCAAAAGACCCAGAGAAAGTTTTGACTGGTGCAAACTATCATCCTAAAGGTCACCATTTTAATATGAAAAGAATATCAAGACATAAACCATCACCAACAATTACAGCATCAGGTGGTTGTATTCATTGGTCTGAAATGAGAAAATTAGCATTATGTGAAACAAGAAGAATAATGTCTTTACCTGAAGACTTTAAACTTACAGGTAAATGGAAACAAAAGAGTGAGCGTATGGGTAGAATGGTACCTCCTCTTATGATGAAAGCTATTGCAGAATCAGTATATGAAAAAGTATTGAAACCATACAAGGAGAAAAAATGACAAAGTATGATTTTACTTTTGCACACAGAGAAGAAGGATTTGACGAACATATAGAACATTCTATTCGTGGTTATTCTAATTTATTAGATGATGTGGTTAATCTTTCAAAGTACTTTGTAGAACCAGATACCAAAGTTGTTGATGTTGGTTGTTCTACTGGTAAGGTTACAAAGAAAATGATAGAATCACATTTAGATATAAACATTAATGATGTGATATATGAAGGTGTTGAGTTAGCAAAAGGTTTTGAAAAACCATTAGAAAATAGAAGAAAAGAATTAAGTAAAGAATACCCAGAGAGTAATGTTAATTTCATAAATGATGATGTAAGATTTTATGAATTTAAGAATTGTTCTTTAGTAACTTCAATATTCACTTTACAATTTATGCCTATGAAAGATAGGTCTAAATTAATCTCACAGATTTATGATGGATTAAATGTTGGTGGTGGATTTATCTTTGCAGAGAAGTTATTGTGTAGTAATGCAAAGATACAAGAAATGATGACTTTCAATTATTATGATTATAAAAGAAAACATTTTGAAGCAAAAGATATTATGGATAAAGAGAAAACATTAAGACATATGTTAAAACCAAATACTTGGAAACAAATAAAAGATATGATACTTGATGCAGGCTTTCAAGATGTACAATGTTTCTGGAGTAATCATATGTTTGTTGGTGCATTGGCGTTAAAATAAAGGAGATAATATGGCAGATTTTTTAAAAGATGTTATTAAAACAACTGGTAATGAATATGCAGCACTTGTTTCAGAAGGTGTAGAAGCTGGTGATGTAGATACATTTATTGATACTGGTTCATATATATTTAATGCTTTATTGTCTGGTTCAATAAATGGTGGACTACCTGCTAACAAAATCACTGCTATTGCTGGTGAGAGTGCAACAGGTAAAACATTTTTTGTTATGGGAATGTGTAAAAGATTTCTAGATGAGAATCCAGATGGTGGTGTTATATATTTTGAAAGTGAAAGTGCAATCACAAAACAAATGGTTATAGATAGAGGTATTGATGCAAATCGTATGGTAATACTTCCTGTAACAACAGTACAAGAATTTAGAACACAAGCTATTAAAGTATTAGATGCTTATATAAATCAAGAGGCATCTATTCGTAGACCATTATTTCTAGCACTAGATTCACTTGGTATGTTATCAACAACAAAAGAAGTTGAAGATACAGCTGAAGGTAAAGAAACTAGGGATATGACTAGAGCACAATTACTTAAAGCAGCATTCAGAGTTTTAACTTTAAAACTTGGTAAAGCAAAAGTACCAATGGTAGTTACTAATCATACATATGATGTAGTTGGTTCTATGTTTCCACAAAAAGAAATGGGTGGTGGTTCTGGATTAAAATATGCAGCATCATCTATTGTTTATCTTTCAAAGAAAAAAGAAAAAGATGGAACAGAAGTTGTGGGAAATATTATACATTGTAAAAACTTTAAATCAAGACTTACAGTTGAAAACAAAATGGTAGATGTAAGATTAACTTACAATAAAGGTCTTGATAGATATTATGGACTACTTGAACTTGCTGAAAAATATAAAGTGTTTAAGAAAGTTGCAACAAGATTTGAGTTACCAGATGGTTCAAAACAATATGGTAAAACAATACTAAATGACCCAAAGAAATATTTCACTAAAGATGTTATGGACATTTTAGAAGAGTGTGCTAAGAAGGAGTTTAGATATGGCGGAACAGTTGAAGAACGCGAAACGAGCAGCGAATGATAGAACTAAACAGTTTTTAGGCGTTGTGGCTGACACTTACGCATTTGTAGAAAACAAAGGAAAAACTAAAACTGAATGTATAGGTATAAAAGGTGGAAAGTATGATGGTGTTGTTTACAGATATGGTAAAGTTGCCGCAGTTGAAGACCAAAACAAAATAGGACTACAAGCAACATTAAAATTTCAGTATAACATTGTTGACTATAATGGACTTACAGAAGAACACATAGGTGAAGATTTTAAAAATCTAATCGGTGATATTTTATGTGATATAGTTGATAATCATTATACTTACAAACAAAAGGAACAAAATGAATCTGGAAAATCAGACGATAGAGAAGACGACCCTAAGTCAACTGATACATAATGAAAATTTCAATAGAAAGGTAATACCCTTTTTAAAGAAAGATTATTTTAAAGAAAGAA